ATAGAGCAACGGCCTTCTAAGCCGTAGGTCATAGGTTCGAATCCTATAGGGCGTGCCATTAAGTATCAATGAGTTACGCTCATTCCCCCACTGCAAGATTTTCCAAAAGTGCCAGATTAGTGACATTGCCCGCCAAGACTTCGTCAATTTTTCTCGCATGTTCGGTAAGATGGGTTGGGGATAAGTGAGCATAGCGCTGAACCATTTCTATGCTCTCCCAGCCGCCCATTTCTTGCAGTGCCGAAAGCGGCACACCTGCTTGAACCAACCAACTCGCCCACGTATGCCGCAGATCGTGAAAGCGGAAATCAGTTATTCCCGCCCGCCGTTTCCCAGTGTTCCATGCTGAGTTATCATCAACCCGCATTTTCCTAACTGCCGGGGTCACTCCGCCGCCAGGTCGTTTCCGTGCTGTCGTATGCACAAAGACGTACCGTGAGTGCTTCCCAATCTGATCACGCAATGTCCGGCATGCGGTATCGTTCAGCGCAACGCCAATAGCCTTACCCGCTTTGGCGTTCTCTGGGTGAATCCATGCCACTTTTCTTTGCATATCAACCTGTGACCATTCGAGATCGATGATATTTGAACGGCGTAGGCCAGTTGCCAGGGCAAAAACCACAACGGGCCTAAACTGTTCAGGCATGCATTTGATCAAGGTGGCCGCCTCTTCCTTTGTCAGCCACCTGACGCGTTTGCTTGCAGGCTTCCTTACCTTTATCACCGGCGCTTTACGTAGCCACTTCCATTCGTCGGCCGCAATCTTCATCAGCCCCCTCATGAAGGAAAGGTGTTGGCTGCGCGTTGCGGCGGATACCGGCTTAGGTTCGTATGCCGGCACTGGTTTACCCTTCCTCTCCGCTGCAGCCTTTTTCAGTTCCCATCGTTGGCGATGTTTCCTGTTGGGCATTTTGGCAACAGCGGCCATAATCCGATCTTCCGTGATCGATGATAGGGTTTTGCCGCCGAAGTGCTGCAGGAAAAACTCTATCTTCGTTCGGTCGTCGTCTAATGACCTTTTCTCTTCTTTCTCCGTTAACCAGCGGAGACACGCCTCTTCAAAAGTGTGCTCCGCTATCTCCCCAAGCTTGTTTACCCGCCAAGCCTCAGCCCTTAGCTGATCGTAGAGCTCTTGCGCTTGGAGCTTGTCCGTCGTGTTAAGGCAGCGTCTAATTCTTTTACCACTGCCCGGTTCGACAAAATCGCAGTACCAATTTCCGTAACGTTGTTTGAGGGCCATCTGTTGTTACCTTTCTGTTGATGGCCGTCTGCATTCACGGCCCGATTTTCTGTCTCTCTTGCGTAATATGCAAGGCACTCGGACTTTAAAATCTCCCATCTACCGCCGCCTTTCTTCCCGCTTTTGTTGGCATGAAGCAACCCTTCTTTAATCAGCGCTCGAAGGGTTCTCGGTGACTTCTTCATGAATGCAGCCGCTTCAGGGAGCGTGAACGGCACATCGTTTATGTTTATTTCTGCCATGGTCATCTCTCTGTAAAACGCCCATTCAGCATGCCGATCGTGTAGTTGAATCGCGGCAAAGAAATGCCGAGCAGTTCGACCTGACCGAAATGCTTCATGATGATAGGGCGGGATAGGGTGTCGAAAGGGGTTTTCGGGTGTTGCTTAATCGCGGCGTGGAGTTCGTCGTTACAGCGTTTCGCTACTGATCTGAGTGCGTTTTGCTGAACGCTGCCGGCAGCAATTGCAGGCTGTTTACTGGGCATTGATTCCCCCAATGATCCCAGCCTGGCGCATCGCCACGGCTGAATAGTTCGATTCGTGACACGTCGCCGTAGAGCTGTTCCAATCGGTGACGAACCTCCCATGGCTTCTGGCTATGCTCTCCCAAGCAGCTGTAGACCACCTGTTTGATATTCTTCTTCACGCGCTCGAGTCCTGCACCTCGCACAGCGAAAAGTACGTCCTCAGTATTAGCCCGAGTGTAGTTTCCGCCGTTCATCCGGCTTTGTTGGTTCAGAATCTCAATCAGGTCATAGAAGTCTGTAATCTCGCCTTCGCAAAGCGCCTTGTTGAAATGTTTTTCACTTAGTTCGTTGAACTTCACCCAAGTAAATCCCTTGATGGTGCGAACACTAAATCCCCAGGCTTTTGCTAGTGCTAAGGCTTCCTTGAAGTGTGTCCCGGTATACCACATGGCAAGTACGGCATCATTGGCAGCTAATTCCCATACTGGCAGGCGCATGATGTCTTCGATTTTCATAGTTGAGTAATGATTACTGGCAGCGCCGTTACTCGCCTTGTTTTTATAGTCCCAGGGCGGATCTGCATAGATGAGTTGATAGGTCATTGAGCGTTACCCCAGCAGCGCGCGGCCGCGTTGACGCAAAAACCTATGCGGATGTGGATCCAAGCAACATCTACCGCCCGAGCAGCTTCAAGCGCCTGGCGCCACTTCTCTGCAGCATCTGCGAAATGGGCGCATCGTTCTGCCTCGGCCGCCTGATGGGCCAATGATTTGTATTTGAATGACATGGCTATCTCCGGGATCAGTAGGCGCGCTGGTGGGTTACGGGGGCAAGCAGTTGGTTAAACCATTTAACACGCTTGATGCACTCGACAACTGAGCGTGGTTCCTCATTCAGCCATGCATTAGCCACTACCTCTGGACGATCAGCGCGAGCTCGCGAATAGCGCTTGTACTCTGGATCGACTGAAATGACCTTTATCTTCCTGCCTTGCGGCTTCACATCTTCGACCACCGCTTTAACAAATGGAGATGTAGCCATTGATTGGCGGATAGAGGTTACTTTCGATTCGGTAATATCCAGCTCTGGGAAGTTTTGTTGAAGCAGGGTGATATGCTGCTCTCGGGTGTACTGGCCGCCATCTTTAATCAGCCATTCAATGATTTCGAAATTGGTCATTTTTAAATCCTGATTTGGTTGTTGTAGCGCTCATGGCTCATGACTTCCCATGAGTTGCCGTTGTCTTTTGACAGCAATCTCCAGCATCGGGCCACTGGCAGCGTTAAATGCTTATGTTGGTATGTACGGTTGGGTTTCTTTTTGCCCTCCATGTAGGCGCATAGAACCCCCTCAGCTTTGATGCTGATTCGTTGCGGAATTCGTGGTTTCATTTTTACCGATGGGTTATTTGGTGATTGGCGCCCAGCACGTGGATCGGATGCCAGGGCGGCGGACTTTCTCAACGGCGTTTTCTTTTTCCAGCTTCATCAAGCGCTGGCGGATAGCTTTGCCGGTCATGCCGCTGTAGCCGGCGCAGCGGAGGAGGCTTGCAACTGAATCCGGCGTGGAGCCGACAATGCTGAGCCGCGAGATGATTTCGTTATCGTCAGGTATCGTGATCATTCCCACCCTCCGGCGCTGCAGGTAATGGCATCCAGTGGGATGGCTCTTGCTGCAACGAGTCGCCATCAAAGAAGTAATGATAGGGCCCATCGCCATCATCACCGATACAGCCATCTTCGATATGGCCACCGTAACTGCCAAAATACAGCAGAACACGCTTATCCAATTCTGGCATCCGCTCGCTGCACGCTATCCAACCACCTGGCAACTTGTAACCGCTACTTACAGGTTGAGCCAGCATTGCAGCGCGGCAGGCGTTCCAGCCATTCATAAACCCAGGGTCGAACACATCTGCATCAGGATCGCGCTTCATTTCCTCAGGCACTGCTGGCGCTGGCGGGGCGGTGAACTTAGTTACATCAGCCCCTCGGCGCTTCCATTCCGGCCATTTGGCAACATCTTCTGAGCATTTCTGAATGTGCTTAATGAAGTCGGTATCCATATCTACGCATAGCACCGGCTGCGCCTCCCGGTTAGCCAACTTCTCTTTAGCCTCAATAGGGCGATACTCCATTTTTCGGCTGTGTTCAACCCAGTCATCGCGCTCACGCTCGGCGTCAGCAAGGGCTCTCCTTTTTTCTTCAAGTGCCCGTACCAGCATCTCAACCGTTTCAGTTGAGAAGTGGCTACGCGTTGCGCCAATCACACGCAGCCGCTCGATATTTCCTTCGATGCTTTCGCCATATTCTGGCATTGCCTTGCGTGCGGCAATGTCGGCCTTAATCTGGTTCAGCTGCTCAGTCGTTAGTGTCATGCATCCCCCTTAACCTGCTGTTGAAGCATTCCGTTGTTGCATCGAGAGCAATTCCCAATTTCTATATCATTGTCATCAAATATTTTTCCTCTTCCGCTGCATGTCGGGCAGCTCAATTGCTTGGCCTTATTGGTCGCCCGGATGTAAGTGGTTCGGCCAATGTTTATCGTTTCTAGGTATCCGCGCCGTATGAGGGAATCACACATTTTTCCCACTTTTACCGGCATCATTGGGTCGTCATCCCATGTGGCCGTTGGGGTATATGTGTGGATATAGATTTGCCATCCAAACAGCACGGCGGGCCGGATGTATTCGACCTCTCGTTTATTCAATTTGTCCGCCATCCTACTCATCCCCCTCTACCCATCCACGCCCTGTATTGCGAATTAGGCCTTTCTTGCGCAGGGCTTGCAGCCGGCGATCAAGAACACGGAATGCCTCATCGCTATCTTTGCCCTCGGCCCCGGCGATTGACGTGCAGTAACCGCGAACACATCCGCTATACAGCTCTCCGAATGGGGTTGGCTCAGAGCCAATCCGCCGCAAAATTGCCGCATCCAGATTTTCGTATTTGCTCACTGGTCATCCCCCTCTACGGTGAAGCGCATCCCGGAAGAGGTGATAATCTCCTCAACCTGCTTACGCGAATACGCTGGGTAACTGTGGTCTGCATAAGTGCATGCAGGGCGCGGCAACCGCACCGGCGTAGCCAGTTTGTCTTCTGCGGCTTCAAGTCTCGCAGCCATGGTTTCCCACAGTTCAGCGTTGCCACCGGCCAGCGCCACCACGCGCTTTTCCCGCTCTTTCAGCGCATCGATAGCCATCATGATCGACTCGTTGTCGGGGTTGCAGCCCAGCTCGTTGCCGATTTCTTTGAACACCTGGGAGGCGTCTACTCTGATGGCTTCAAGCTCGGCGATGCGCTTAATCTGAACGTCAGAAATGCTGTTTATTCCGTCGATTATCTTCTGCTTAAACACCTCAGAATCGACGCTGTCAGCGTTGTAACCGCCAGCGGAGACATGAAACGCAATCTCCCGCAGCACTTCATCCTTCGCTTCCAGCTCTACCAGCAGGGCGGAGACGTACTCTTGCGAGTAGAGCGGCTCCGGATCACCTACATAAACCCGCGCTTCTTCTTCTGAATGGCACAGGATGCCTTTAACTTCCCACGCCACCGGCTTGCTCAGTTCGCTCAGCTTATTGTTCATCTGCCAGCTCCTTGATAGTGAATGCCATCGCCTGCAGCTTTTTGGCTTGCTTGTCGATTGATGACAACTTGGCGTTGCGACGACGCTCGCAGTCTGCGATCGCCTCTTCCTCGGTGAGCCAGAATTCTTTTCCGTGGGCGGATGATTTAAAACCATTCCCCCGCCAGAATGCTGCTTTACCTTCGTATTTTATTTCTGCCATCACTGAGAATGGGCCGGAACTCAGCGCGTATTTGGTAACGAAAATCTTTGTCAGCTTGCTCATAATGCTTTCTCCTGGGCCTCGGGCTGTGGTTTCGGTATTCCGTCGTAAACTTCTGATTAGTGGCCGCGAATCTGCATGCGGCGCAGTGCGCTGTACATGTAATCGCACTCAGCCTGCTTGTTTGCTCTGAATGGTTTGTTCTTGTTGGTGCACCACATCGCGTTGCCTGGCCAACCGTAAATTTTATAAACTCGTCCGCCTTTGACGTTCAGCAATCCCCAGCCTTCAGGAAGTTCATCAATGCTGATCAGGCCAGGCTCGCAGATGAAGAAGCGCCAATCCCCCATGCCGAGTTCAGGTTGAATGCGGAACCGCTTTTTCCGGTCGGCGAGGAAGTCACCGCGTGAGCACTTGGCTTCGATCAAGCAGGAGGCAAGATTACGGAATCCGATTGCATCCGGCTGTTCGCCGGTGGAGACAGCGGCAACAAAGCGATCATGGAAAGCGACAGAGAAACCGTTATTGCGAAGGAACCGCTCCGCAATAAGGCAAAGCTCGCTGTGTGTCAGGGCTGGCTTCAGTTCATTTGCTGGCATCACGCACCTCCCCATGAACAACCAGCGTCCATACGATGTTATTGCCATGGTCATTTTTTGATTTCAGCAATCCGCGCAACATCATCCCGCGAAGGTGATCGCGAATTTCTTTCGTTACGATGTGGAACCCTGGATATGCAGCTTTGACGAAGTTCTTTATGCGCCAAGTTGCCATGCTAAAGTTGCCGTTCCAGTCTGGGCAATAGTCGCTCGATATGGCATCCAGCATGTTGTTATCGGTGGGAGTGAACTTCACAATCACTGGGCGCTCTTTCATTTGGCCTCCAGGGAGTGCACGAAGAATTTGCCCATTGCAGAGCCTGCAAGCTTGCTTATGTCATACTGCTGAATACCCCACGCGATTGCGTAAAGGCACCAGATGTAGCCGTTACTGGCTTCGCGGCAGCTCGTTTCGAAGAAGTCAGTTAGGTCGATATACTCGCAGCTAAAATCATGCACCGCGGTTACTGCTTCATACTCATAACCGGACGCCAGCTTTAGTTCGGCAATCGCCTCTATAGCTTCCTCTTTGGCTTCTTCAAAAGCCTCTTCGTCGTCAAAATCTTCGGCAGCGCATTCCAACCAGTCATCAAGATATTCCTGAGCGCGCGCCTCGAAAGCTTCTGGCGACCACTCGGTATAAACCTCACGGCGGTAACCATGACCGCCATGCTGCAATTTTTCAGACCAGTAACCGGGGTTGATCGACAGTTCACCTTCGTTTCGCATGAAATCGTGCTTATCCATGCGGAAGAAATTGAACATGTCATGCAGCCTGCTGAAAACGTATGTGCCCATATCGCCGCTGATACACAAGTGGCCAGGCCAGGTTGTTAGAGTGAAGTGATAACAGCTGCTGCGACCACGTGCGAAGTGAAGGTGGCGAAATACCCCGTCGTCATTCTCAATGCTCATCGTGTGGCTGCTAATATCACGCTTAAAGCGTGCGAGAACTTCATCGAGTTTCATTTGGCCTCCCGCAGCTCGATAATCAGATTTTCCAACTCGTCAGCAATACCGTCTAAATGCGGTTGAACTATCGATTCTTCATACTGACGATTTTCAGATAAGCCACCGGGACAGATGTTTTCACGACAAGCAGAAACAACGGCCTGCGCCTTCTCCACTCCCTGCGCCTGGATAGCTGCAAGTGCTGCGTCAGTGGCTGGGGTTTCGATATGGCGCGCTCTGTCGATTTCAAAACCTGCAGGCTCACCTTCGGTATAGGCGGAGGCGATAAGGTCAACCGATGACTTCAGCGCCGCATTCTCCACAGCCAGCGCATTAACTCGACCTTCCAGCTCTTTGATGGTGTCAGCCATACCCAGCTTTACCTGCAGCGTTTGGACGTTGATCTGCCGGCTGCTGGCAAGTTCTGACACCAAGGCTTCATAGTCGGAGAATTTAACGAACTCACCATGCTCAGCTTCTCGGGCAAACGGCGCAAAGCGCGCCGCGTGCATGACGTAATCAGGGTTATATCTCTGAACCATCGGGATTCTCCTTGCCGCTGTTGGAGCGGTATTCATCGAGAATGGCGAGCACATCAAGCTGAGTGCCGGCGGGAAGGATGTAAGCGGTTTGGCCGTCGATTTCACGGACTTCGGCCTTGGCCAAGAGCGTGACGAGCTTGCGCGACTTCGGCGCGCTGAACTTGGGAGCGATAAAGGATTTTGTGACTTTCTTCTTGCCCGCAGCTTTGGCCTTTTCGACGTCGCCAGCCAGCACCTTACCAGCTTGCTCGCCATGCTCTTTAACGCGCTCAACAGCGGCATCGACGGCAACGGCACCATCTTTGACAAGCGTCTGAACGTCGTGATTTGCCTGGGTGAGGGCAAGCAGCTTATCGACTGTGGCGCGGCTTTTGCCGACCAGCGCCGCGATTTCGTCAGGGGGGAGGTTAAACCCGGCCAGTTCTTTGACTACCCGCGATTGCTCGTAGGGGGTAAGGGAAAGCTGACTGTTGCTGTTCATGATGCGCGCTATGCGCTCCACGTCGCTGCCAGTAAACGGCATGATTGCTACCCACTCAGCGGGCTTACCCGCGTCACGACAACGCAGATAGGCGCGGTGCCGGCGGTGGCCCTCAACAATCCAAACACCACCCTCATCGCGCGGGCGAACCTCAAGCGGAGGTACTGGTTTGCCTGATGACAGGTGGTTAAACAGGTCATCATCAGCAGCCTGTGTGCGCTCGTCGTCAACGCGCTTGTTGAAACCTTCCTGGACGTGAATATCTTTCAGTCGGATTAACAGACCGTTTTTACCGCGCTTAATAATTTTGTCGTCGATGAGTTTGTTGATTGAGTTAACCATTCACAACCTCGATACCATCAATGGAGTGTTTCAGTCGAACCATCGCGAGATGCCACAGCGATTGACTCTGAAGGGATTTGGCAGCTCGCGCGGCGAACTGCGCGGTTTTGAATTGGCTGTTTTGCCCTTTGCTTACCATGCTCGCCTCCGCTGCTGTGCGTGAAAACGGCGCTGCAGTGTTCTGATGTTCTGGCGGACGACGTACACCGGCGCGCAAGTATCGGAACAGACGAGGATTCGGACGGCTTTATATCTGCCGTCTTCGTAGCGCTGAATGCTTACGGACTGTTTGGCTACGGCGCGCGTCTGGCCGCAGTGTTCACAGCGTTGGGTAGTGGTTTGCATAACATGTCCTCTCAATGAAATTCACATGGGTAAAGGCGCTGCCTTGTTGGGATCCGCGCTCGCTTTCGCTACGGTTCCGGCACTTCCGGAGCGGCGGGCAGCGCCTTTACTGATGTGAAAAAAAGAGCCCCGGCGAGCGGGGCAAAGGATGTGACAAGGGAAGTGGTACTGAGCAGGCTTGTGATTTCTCACGCACCTGGTGGCGCATCGAACCGGGGCTTTATACTGTGTAGGTTAAAAGAGGAACCGAAACGATACGCCACCAGATAGGTGAGGTATTGGGCTGACCACTCATGAGGTAGGATCCTTCACCGCTTCCAGAATTTAAGGAATCGGGCGAGTGGTCAGCCTAATACGCCGGAATTAACCGGCGAGATAAAAACCGAAACCAGACCAGCATGCGGTGCATAAGACAAACACGCCAAGCCAGACGATTTGATTGAATGTCATGATTGCCTCAGTGCGCCCCGTAGGGCGCGGTGGGTGTTAGCTGGCTAGCCACTCGTCATAGGTTTTCAGCGGCTTGCCGGTCATGAATTCATTGCCTTTGCCGTCGTCAGCGCAGGCAAGGTAAATCTGATATTCGCTGTCGTTGTCGCCGCGCGCTTTGGTCTGCCAATTCGCGTTTTGTTCGAGTTGCATCGTGTAACTCTCCGCTGTTAATCGAAGCCGTAGGCGTTGCGCTGGAAATCATCAGCCGCCAACCCTTCGCAGAGTTGTTCTTCCGCCGAGCCGCGTGCAAACCAATGCGCCCATTCTGTGGCAGTCCGTGGCGGCAACGGGTTGCCGTTGTAGTCGTTGTAAACTACGTCGGCCTGCTCATTGCATTGTTCCAGCGTGTCCCGCAGTTGGCGTTCAGATACGTCTGCACCGTGCTGCTCATAAATCGACTTCAGTTGCTGCATAGAAATCTGCGTAGCCATCATGTAACCCTCTGCTGTAGTGGTTTTATGCCTACCGCCCCACACTGGCAGCGGCAGGGTAAATCCACTCGCCGTTTTAAGCTGCTTGTGCGTTCGCCGGGCGCTAACCGGTTACTTAGTGATGCCTTACGCCTCCTTTCCCTCACTGCGTCGCCGTGGGAACCCGACCTGTAACACCGTCGTCGCGTGGCTGGCCTGTAGGCCATGAGCCGATTTACTGCTTCATTGGCTTGATCTCCTTTGTTGATAAATCGTCACCCAGTCCTGTCCGCTGCATGCCGTTGGTGCCATACCCCCGTAAGGGCTGGGGACTGCCGGGTACTGAGTTGTGCAGATGTCTCTGCTCAGTGCTGGGTGACTAAACCTGATTGTTAAAGAGCGTCCCGGTGGTTTGGGGTGACGTTGTTGCTGTCGATGGAGTCATTAAAAACTATGGTTGTTTTTGTGTCAACAACGATAGTTGTTTGTATTGTTTCATTGGTTTTATTTAGTTGTTTTTAATGGTGATTTAATTTTCATTTTTTCGTGATGGCTGGATAAGTGGCTGGAGGCGTTGTGAATGTGAGTGAAATTTGTACGTAAGTGTGCATGGTGGAGCCAGATTCAGATCCGGCATATGAGAGGCATGCAAGATAGTGATGATGTTGGTGTAGGGCGGAGGGTGATTGGAAAGGGGCAGAGTTGTAGGCACAAAAAACCCGGCGCGGTGGCCGGGTAAAGTTACAATGCTTGTTTCGCGAAAGATATTATCGACTTTTCATCATCATGCTTGAAATGCTCTATATGGTGTCGGTCAAAAGTCCTTCTAATCTCATCCATTGCCTTTGCTTCAGCGACAGAAGAATTCTTGTGCCCATCGATTGTGAAAAGCACGCGGCCAAGGTTGAGGATATTTTCGTTAGCCGCCCGAACCACTCGCGAAACCCAAGAATCACAGTGCTCCATCATCTTACCCGGCTCTTGCTGTACAAAGGCCAGGGGCTTGATGGCGCAAAGAATTTCGTCATCATTTTTAGCTACGAATGGCATTGAAAACCTTGTTAGGTCTCCGCCAAGCGTTTCTTTTCTAAAAATATTTTTAAGCTCGGAGTATGAGTTCAGTCGGGACTTGAGCTCTTTGGCTAAAATTTCCTCTCTTCTTTCCTTGTTGTACTCAGAATGGTTAATGAATTTTTCATAGATGGCATTCATCGCGCGTTCTGGACTATCAGCCAAGACAACCCGTGTGGTGCTAAAGTGAAAAATAGACTCGCGCTTTGCAGTCAAGTAACTAAAGAACTGGGCCAGTTCATCAGCACTGCTTATGTTTTTTGTGAGTTCCTGAGCTAGCCTTAGCTCTGTTGCTACCGCTTCTTTAGCAAAGGTAAAAATGGTGTCATCACGAAAGAAAGCGTTAACTCTGGCATCATTTGACTGTGTAAGCCGGAAGTGAAATGTGTGCTTTTTAGGCGCGCAAAGAACCACGCCTACATTGGCAAACTCTTCAGTTTCCGCATAAGGCGCATATCTTACAATGCTGTAAAGACATGGCGTAGTCATTTGATATTACTCCAAAAAACCTCATCGTTGATTCTGTCTAAAGTTGACTCGACAAAATCCAAAAACTTTTGATTCTCATCAACATCTTCAAGCATCCATTCTTGTGGAATGCTCTCAAATACTCGAGCTAAACACTCTTTAGCCTTTCTTGCCTCATCCTCACCCTCCATCTTATCGACGAAGTCAAAGAGCCATTGGCGATGTCTTTCACTGTAAACATGATATTCAAACTCGCCAGCATCTTCATCATGGTCGAAGGCAAGATTATGGTCAATTAGGTAATACCGATTGTTGAGGTAATCAAAAATCATGTTTACATTACCGCCCTGAGGTGAAAGCGTTCTATCAGAATTATTTATCCATTTATCAAAAAGATAGATTTGCTTCTGGCTTTTTTCATCAACATTTTTGTGGGCTTGCGTAAAGGTTATAGGCGAAACGCCCGCTATAAATTTTGTTGCAAATGCATAACCTTCGCTAAGCTCATTTTTCCATGCAGGTACATATTCTGTTAGTGATTGATCTACATAAACTATACGGAAATCAGGAAGTGAAAGTTTCAACTCGCTAGCAAGGCAAGCTGAAACCCACTCTGCAATGAGCTGCTTTTTGGTAACACATGGCATGCCTTTAACTACATAGAGTTCACCGTCATCGCAGCGACACAAAAAAGGTTCCGTAGCACAATCAGGTATGCGTTTAATGATTTCCTGAACCCGTAGTATCTCATTAGCCATACTTTTAAGTTACATCCTTATGTATGTTCACGTGCCTTACATAAACAAGGGGGGAATGATCTAACCGTGGTGATTTACAAACTTTATTTTGACATTGCGTACCCACCGATGATGAACCAAACCAGGAGTACGACAGCGGCCACGATTATGGCGACGGGGAACAGGTATCCGATCTTCATTTTTTCTCGTTGTTTTACAGGGTATTGCTTACCACAGAGTGGAAGTCCAGAACATGCGTCCAAGGATCTCTATCTGATCAATGTCAGCCTCTTCATCGTCGTACTCCGCACTATTGAAGCTACGAATTATCACCTTATTCGGCCCTGAGCGATGAAGGGCTTTGAGACGTTTCCAACCATCCTGATTGATGGCATAAACTTTGCCATCGACGATTTTCTTATCTAGCAGGTTAATAGCAACGGTGGAACCCTCAGGGATTAGTGGTTCCATGCTGTTACCATGCGCAGGGAAACATAAGACGCTTCCTTTTTGAGCTCCAACACGCTTTAGTGTTGCCTTCGAAAAACGCAACATAAAGCCGTTGTAGTCGTCTTCTCCGTAGCTGCCGTCTCCGCACGCCAACTCTATATCCTTTAAGAACGGCACTTCTACCTCATCCTCTGGTAAGGGGGTGCTACCATCCCATGCATCTACAGTTCCCCAATTGCGCTCAGGAGGGATGCTTGATTCTCGATCTGTCTTCGATGGGCTCTCTCGCATCTCCCCATATCCAGAAGAGAGCCATTCTGGCCGTACTCCAAGAGCATTTGCTAGATCAAGAATCTTTGTCGTTTCCTTGGCTTTGCCTACCTCGATTTTTTGGATGGCAGCCTGGCTAACGCCGATCAACTCCCCAAGAGCTTTCTGAGAAAGCCCCTGTTCTTTTCTGGCTAGCTTTAGCCTTTCAGCAAGTGTCGTTTTCATCTTATCAATTTACAACCTCAGTTGTATAGGTTCAAACGAATGTGGTTGTTGACTTAAAACAACCATGGTTTTATTATCAATCAAAATGACGATGAGGGTTGTTTATGAATGAAATGATAAAAACCGCTATCGCTTTGGTTGGGTCGCAAAAAAACTTGGTTCTGCCTGCGGGGTATCTCAACAGGCTGTTTATAAATGGCTCCACAACAAGGCGAAAGTTTCACCTGAACACGTAGGCCACATCGAGCGAGTAACCAATGGGGTGGTCCCTGGACACATGATTCGCCCCGATCTGCCGCATATGTTCAAAAAACCAAACTAATCACTATTACACAATGGAAATTGTAAATGGAATCAGTCGCAACAACACGCAACGAAGCTCAGGCGATTCAGAGCGACATCATGAGCCGCATTGCAGCTATCGGAGTGACAAGCCTTGCCGGCGCGATCGGCGTTGATAAATCGCAGGTGAGCCGCTGGCAGAGCAAAGGGGGGCTGGTGGAGAAAGCTAGCCTGCTGCTGGCCGCTACAGGGTTCAGGCGTTCGGAAACCATGCTGATGTTCAGGGGCGAGGAAACAGCAGAGCTGGCGCGCGGGTTAATGGCGATGCTGGAGCACATCCGGGAACCAAAGACGGAATAGGGGGCTTTATGGCCTGGGGCAAGAAGAAAGCCGAGCAGTTACAGCTGGTCGGCAATCACTTTTCTAACTGGGAGTTCTGCAATGAACAGCCTGATTCTTATCGATATGTCGGCATCTCGTCAAGGGTTGAAAAATGTCCGGCTCGCAAAGTACTGAGCTCGATCGGTATTACACAGACTGGCGGGGCGTGCAGGTTCACGTCATCCGCTGGGATCGGGTTGAGCGCCAGGTCATTTTCACGCGAGAGGGTTATCCGCATGAGTGCATGCAGCCCCTTGAGAGATTCAAAGAGAAATTTAAGCGAGTCGAAGTATGAGCATGAACCTGATGGCGCAGGCTATGAGCATCAAAGTGGGCAATCCACTGCGCAAGTTGGTGCTGATCAAGATAGCTGATAACGCGAACGACAAGGGCGAATGCTGGCCTTCATATCAGCATGTCGCTGACCACTGCGAGTGCAGCAAAAGCGCTGTTCGTGCGCACATTGAGGCATTGATAAAGATGGGATTACTCACCAAAGAGAACCGCCTGGGCGTGAATAACGGCAAGGGTAATACCTCGAATCTCTACTATCTGACCCTGGATAACCCTGTGCCGTCAGAAAGCATAGCCCCCTGTGCCGTCAAAAAGCATAGCCCTATGCCGTCAAAAAGCACAGGGGTGTGCCAGCAGGTGACACAGGGTGTGCCGTCAGAAAGCACACCCCCTATGCCAGCAGATGGCACCAGAACCAGTCACTCTTTTGAACCAGTCATTGAACCAAAAGAAAATCCCCCCAAAGCCCCCCAAGGCGATGCGGTAGCAGAGAACCCATCGGCTGAGGCTGGGGAAGTTCTCGATTTTCTGAATGAAAAAATCAACGGCAGGACGCCAAAGCGTGCCGACACGTTGCGGGAAATTACCGAGCGCCTGGCGGACGGCAACAGCGCCGCCGAACTGAAGCTGGTGGCTGAACACCGCGCAAGTCTGCTGCTGGGCGATCCGAAGATGGGCCACATGCTCAGTGCCAAGATGATTTTCGATGCTGTCCGTTTCGGTGGTTATCTGGCAGCCGCCAAAGCCTGGGATCGTCAGCGCAGCCACAAAGCCGCTATGGCCGAAGCAGTCGAACAGCAGCGCCAAGAGCCGGTGGCCGGTGACGCCCCGGAGATTGATTTTGATGAGGCTTTCGATCGCCTGATCCGTGATGCAGCGATGCCAGAAAATGACGCTGAGAAACGCGCGCAGCAGCAGGTACGCAAGAACGGATTTGGAAACGTGGACGAGAGCAAGGCTCGCCAGCAGTGGCGCCCAATTTTAACCAGAGCTTACGCAATGTCAGGAGTTCAGGCATGAGAGCGATAGTCAAAGCAGCGGTACAGCGTGATCTGGGTATTGCCCTGATCCCGGTTGACGAAAAGCTGGCGTTTCACATGACGGGCCGCGTGATGGTTTCCACGCTGCCGAAAGAGTTCAAAGACGCACCTGAAGGCATCCTGCCGGCGGTGGAGCATGAGATCGCCAACGACCCACGGCTACAGGGTTTTTTCACAGATGAGCGCGTCATCAACGCTTGCGGTGGTGTTAACGCGATTGAAGCCTGGGCGACGCAGTTCACGAAATGCCAGTACAACAAGCACGACCTGCCGGAGACAATTCTGGACACAGAGCGCGTAGGTAATTCGGCTGTTCGCATCTGTCCTGGGTGCTACAAAAAAAGCCTGGGTGTATCGCCGAAACTGGAAAAAATCGCAGCCCGCAACACTGCGCGCTGGGTGGTGGCAACGGCAAAACACCGCCTGAAGTCTGAGGGACAGCTGACAATCCCTGAGCTGATGCTGTGGGCCATGCTGTCCGGCGTATTCGACCTGATCCCCGAAGCCGTCGCGCGCACCGTCACCGACTTACCGGAGCCAAAGGTGATCACAGGAACCCGCAAGGAATCCGAGATGGATTGCACGCCGGCGGCTAATGAGATTATTTCCAAGCAGGCCCAGAAGTGCTTCAAGGTCGATCCTGAAGTACCAGGCGCCTTTGTGCTGCGTCCGAAGAAAACCCGCGCCGAAGACAGCAAATACACTCGTTGGGTTAAGACTCGCCCCTGCTGCGGTTGCGGAGCGCGTTCAGACGACCCTCACCACATCATCGGCCATGGGCAGGGCGGAATGGGAACCAAGGCCCACGACTTCTTCACTATCCCGCTGTGCCGTAAATGCCACGACGCATTGCACGAGGATATGGCGGCCTGGGAAGCGGAACATGGAAGCCAGGTTGAACTGCTGTTTGAGTTCCTGGATTTCTCCTTTGGCATCGGGGCTATCGCATGAAAGAGGTGACCATAACACGCCAGCAGTACCGGAACGTCTGCGATGCACTGCTGAACACAGCAAATCTGAATGAGCAGCTTTTGCTGCTCTCAACCGCCGACAAGCGTTCGGAAAGAGTTCATCGCCAAGCCAACAAGCTATTGCAAAAAATTCGCCATCAACTTCAGGAAGCCGTGGGAGAAAAAGCATGAGAGACATCCAGCTAGTTTTAGAGAGATGGGGCGGTTGGGCTTCGGGTGATAACAGTGGCGTTGACTACTCGCCTATAGCTGCAGGTTTCAAGGGGTTGCTCCCCCAAACCGGAAAATCGCGGCTTGCATGCTGCGATGATGACGGACTGATTATAGAAGGGTGCATGGCTCAGTTGAAACGCCGCCGCCCAGATGAGTTTCAGCTCGTGGTGCTTCACTATGTCTGTAACATGCAGAAGCGCGCTATAGCCAGAGCATTCAAAAAGGACGAGAAGCTGATCAGAATAGGGCTGCAGATGGGGGAAAACTTCATAGAAGGGTGTTTGTCGATGTTGGATATCCGCCTGGAGATGGACCTGGAAACTGAGCGGGAAAATATTTATGAGAAAAAGCTAACGCGGTCCGCAAATTGTGTTTTAGTCTGATAAGAGTGGTTACGTAGTGACGTAGCTTATCAACTTTAAAAACCTCGCTTTGGCGGGGTTTTTTTATGGACGTTGGCACAGGTATTTGACAAAATCAGGAGACCTCTGTGTTTATATGGAATTAAAGATGGCTGAGCTGCGCTACAGTAAAAAACAGATAAATAAAGCTGGTGATATCCTTAGAAATGATGGCAGTACTTATGAGGAATTGATCTGGGCTGTCGAGGTTCTTGGTAATTTACGAGAGATGTATGTTCACCCACTAAATGCATTTCAGACCACCTTGAGACGAAAAATGAAGGTTGCTGATGAAGGAGCAATGGCTTCTCAGAGACTTAAACGCATCCCATCAATAGCAGCAAAATTGTCCAGAACTCCAGGTATGCAGTTAGCTCGCATGCAAGACATTGGAGGTCTTCGTGCTGTTGTAAAAAGCATTGATGCAGTGAGAGATTTAGAACAAAGCTATGTAAACAATGGATTAAACAGATTTAAACATATTTTAAAATCGCAAAAAGATTACATAGTATTGCCAAAGGATTCCGGTTATAGGGGGATACATTTGGTATACCAATACCAAGGTGGTTCGAACGCACACCACAACGGTTTGCTTCTTGAAATTCAGATTAGAACAAAACTACAACATGCGTGGGCAACTGCTGTAGAAACAATGGGTACATTTGTTGGTCAATCGATAAAATCAAGCGAAGCAGATCAGGCTTGGAATGATTATTTTTCCTTGGTTGGCAGCGCATTCGCTATCATGGAAGGGTGTCCACAAGTTCCTTGTTATGCACATCTAAGCCATAAAGAGACCTTTAGAGCCGTAGTAGAACAAACAGAAAAATTACAAGTCATTGATAAACTGCTTGCTTTTAGGGTTGCTATCGGAGATATAGCAAGTAACGCAGGTAGTTACCATCTTCTTGTTCTCGATACATCATCAGAGAATGTAACGGTGAAGAGCTTTGGTCTAAGAAGGATTACTGAAGCGACCGAAGAGTATCTTGAGTGGGAAAAGCGAGCTGAAGGGAATCAATATATGCAAGTGGTTTTGGTTTCTACTGAAAGTGTAGGCAACTTGAAAGCTGCTTATCCAAGTTATTTCTTGGATGCAGGTGAGTTTGTAAAGTACTTGAGAATAATTCAAGCAGAATGCTTGTAATGAAGTATTCATAACTTGCATAAGGCTGCCACAGGGGGCAGCCTTTGCGCTTTTCAGCCTCAGCCTTGTGTGCAATCGAAAGTTATGCGTAAGTTGCAACTTTAAGAGAAAACTCAATAAATCCTGATGCCGTTTCCAATTTAAAAAATCTTATGAAGACCACCTTCGGGTGGTTTTTTCGTTTCTATCACCCGGTACCGGGAAAGAGCCCCGGAAGGGGGAGGTTATGAAAATGCCCTGGAAGAACGAACCCAACATCCTATCAATGCTGATTGCGTTCGGTATGACTTTGCTGGGAGCCATTGCCAGTTACTCATTCAAGGTGCTGAACGGCGAGGCCTTTAGTTGGCGCACGCTGTTTCTGCAGCTCTTCGTTTCTATCTTCGCTGGGTTAACCATGGTGATGATCGCCCTGCATTACGACTGGCCGTCAGAAGTGATGGGTGGCGTGTGTGGCATGGCTGGCTGGTCGGGGGCGTCACTGATTAAGGCGCTGGAACGTCGATTCCTGAATAAAGCGAGCGATAGCAATGAATATCAGTAAAGACGGCATTGAGCTGATTAAGCGCTTTGAAGGCCTGCGATTAAATGCCTATCAGGATTCGGTGGGCGTCTGGACAATTGGCTATGGCTGGACACAGCCCGTAGACGGTAAGAAAGTCTGGCCCGGAATGCAGATTGATCAGGCCACTGCTGATCGGTTGCTGAAATGCGGCGTTGTGCAGTATGAGCAGGGCGTTAATCAGCTGGTGAAGGTAAAAATCACCCAGGGCCAATTCGATGCGCTTGTGAGCTTTGCGTATAACCTCGGCCTGCGGTCGCTGAGCACATCCACGCTTCTGAAAAAGCTGAACACTGGCGACAAACAAGGCGCAGCCGACGAGTTTGGAAAGTGGGTAAATGCTGGCGGTAAACGGTTGGATGGTCTGATTGCACGCCGTGCAGCAGAGCGCGAGATGTTTTTGTCATGAACACCTCATTCAGCTTCCGAACGATGGCGATCGGCCTGCTGCTGGTGGCGCTGATTGTTGTCGGCAGGCTGGCGTTCTACTTCCACAGCAAGGCAGTCACGGCCGGTGAGCAGGTTAAGCAGCAGGAAAAGACGCTGGCGCAGCAGTCAGGACTGATCTCAGCCCTGCAAGCACAAGACCGGAAGAACAGAGCCTTGGCTGCAGAGCAACAACAAAGAGAGCAGCTACTACGCCAGCGCGAGGAAACCTACCAGAGGAAATTGCGAGATGCACTTAAAGGCAGTAAATGTGGGAATAGTCCTATGCCTGCCGCTGTTGTTGAGCTCCTGCAGCAGAACGCCACCGACACCCCAGCAAGTAGTCCTGTTACCCCCTGAGTCAGTATTTACACCATGCGAGCAGCCAAGCCTGCAGGGCGACACTTGGGGAGATGCTCTCAGCTATACGCTTATACTTCAGACCTCTCTCAGTATTTGTGCGCAGAGAGTTAATACATTAAATCTATGGCGTAATACGGTTTTCCTTGGTGTGATGTAAAATTATTGGCACCATGTAATGGCGCATCAACTTAAAGGAGATTTTATGGATAAGTCGAGTGGCTTAGTTAGACATTATGTTGAAAAAATTGGCCAAATTGGTGCCAGACGTCAAATGGGTGAGTCAATGGAAATCCTTGAACCTAAAATTGACGCTGTGCTCCAAGAAGCACATGAGCATTTTGCCATTTGGGTCGACGGGACACCAGAAGACAACTGGGCTTACTTGATTAGCCAAGTCAATTTTAATGGTCGCATTAGCGATGAGAGATATCACGAAGTAATGACATACGCCAGTGACGCAGCGCGCAAGAAAACCCCGCCGAAAAGGCCAACTAAATAATTTAGCCGCCTCCGGGCGGTTTTTTATTGTCCATCACAGAGCAGCTTTACGAGGCTGCTGCGTGATGAAGAATTTCCCCGACAAGGAATGAGACTGTGAACCCTGCAGAAGGTGATCACGCCTTGGCAGCCGGAAAGACGGAAGTGGCGAGGTAACTCCGAGAGGTGAGACTGATGCTGCATGATGGCATCACAGTTGGCATTCACTGAGTGCCATCGAGAAAATGCTTTGTAAGCTATCTATAGAACAGTTTCAGTGCCCACTCGTGAATGGATTTATAAATCGACTCATGATAGACAGGGTCGATGTTTTTGAGATATTCGATCATTGACTCAATGGTCACGTCTGCTTCAATGAATCCTATTTGTGCTGGCTGATCGTCGTCTATATCGGAATATTCAAAAAAAAGAACAGATTTTTCAGAAAGAAACGCATCTGAAACGTTTAAGCTGTATGAGCCGCTGAGCTCGAAATGAATTTTAAAATGACCGTCAACTCTGTGTCCTATTGGGTAAAAGTAAAGTCCGTCATCATCATTAAGGGCTGATTCCCAGTCAAAACTTCTACTACTCATTTGCAAGCCTCTTTATCATCAGGATGGCATTAGTGTCCTATAGATCGATGTATTCATAAAGGATAAATCATGGCTAAAACAGCACAGGATGCGAGCCATGAGCGGCGGCCATACCCACCGCTACGGTTTATTGAAGACCATCAGCTAACGCCTTACATCGGCCTGGTTCCTGCGAACGAGGTGCGGGAGTGGATGAGGCGTCAAATTATCGACGAAGCCGGCAGCCTGTTTAACCCAGACCACGGACACCTTGCAGGCGCAGATCTGCGCTTTATGTGGGCCTCATCCGCGTTTGAGAAGAAAGGGCGCCACGTGCTCGGCCAGGCTGAAGAAGTAGCGATGCGCGCCGGCGGCTGGCAGAAGGCCAGGATGGAACAGCAGATGCATGAGTGGTTCGGTGAAGTGCCGAAATTCATCATTACGCTCGCTGCCGACTACTGCTCACAGTGCTCCGATGCTGAGTTCTGCGCCCTGGTCGAGCATGAGCTTTACCACATCGCACAGGCTACCGACGATTTCGGCGCGCCAAAATTCAACAAGGAAGGCCAACCGGTGCTGAAGCTGCGCGGTCATGACGTTGAAGAGTTTGTTGGCGTGGTTCGTCGGTATGGCGCCAGTGTGGAAGTTCAGGAACTGGTTGATGCGGCCAACAGGCCTGCGGAGGTGGCACAACTAAACATTGCCAGGGCGTGCGGTAACTGCATGTTGAGGCTGGCGTAAATATTGGACTGTATTGGACGGATGGTGATTTATGGCTGCATTAAAACCAGATGTAAAAGCCTTCATCATTCAGTCGCTTGCGTGCTTTGACACCCCTACGTTGGTGGTGGAGTCCGTCCAAAAAGAGTTTGGACTAAAAATCACGCGTCAGCAGGTTGAATCTCACGACCCGACAAAGGTTAGCGGCAAGTCGCTGGCTAAGAAGTGGGTAGACCTGTTCCACACGACGCGGGAGCGATTCAAGACGGAAATCTCAGATATTCCGATCGCCAACAAGGCCTACCGGCTGCGCGTTCTTGATCGCATGGCGACGCGAACCGAAACCATGAAGAACTACGCATTGGCTGCTCAGATCGTCGAGCAGGCCGCGAAAGAGTGCGGTGACGCGTATACCAACAAGCAAAAGATTGAAACCCAGCACACCATCGCTGATGAGATGGCTGAGCTACTGAAGGAGATATCTTCTGAGGCGTGATTTATGGCTGATCTCAACAAGCAATTCAGCGAGCTGAAGAAGAACCTTAAAAATCGATTCTGGCGCCTAAACAACCTTTACTTCATTACCGACAAATCGGGGAAGAAGGTTAAGTTCAGGATGACCCCTGAGCAGCTCGAATACTTCGAAGGCGTACACACCAGGAACATAATCTTAAAGGCCAGACAGCTCGGCTTTACGACGCTGGTTTGTATTGTCCAACTCGATGCCGCGTTGTTCGAATCAGCCAAATGCGCGCTGATTGCCCATACCTTAAACGACGCAAAGCGCTTGTTTAGGGAAAAGGTCAAATATGCCTACGATAACCTGCCGGCGCTGATCAGAAAGGCGAACCCGGCAAAGAACGACGCAGTTGGTGAGCTTGTTTTTAATAATGGCGGCTCTCTCTACGTCAGCACGTCATTTCGTGGTGGCACGCTGCGTTACCTGCACGTTTCTGAGTTCGGCAAGATCTGTGCTAAGTACCCGGATAAGGCCCGTGAAATCGTCACTGGCGCCTTTGAGGCAGTATCGACAGATTGCTTTACAACTATCGAGAGTACAGCCGAGGGCCGCGCTGGGTATTTCTTCGACTATTGCCAGACGGCCGAGAAAGCACAGCTGCAGGGCAAAACGTTATCAAACCTCGACTGGAAGTTTTTCTTCTTCACGTGGTGGAAGAATCCTCAGTATGCAATAGACCCGGTAGAAAGCCTCCCAGAGCGTCTGGTTGACTACTTCAACGAGCTGGAAGCCAAGCATAGCGTCACGTTAAATGAACGCCAGAAGGCCTGGTATCTCGCCAAAGAGAAGACTCTAGGCGACGATATGAAGCGTGAATATCCGAGCATACCCACTGAAGCATTCCAACAGTCGGTAGAGGGGGCGTATTACGCCAAGCAATTCCGCTGGCTGTATACCAACAAGCGGATCGGTTCACTTCCCGACAATTCTCATCTCCCGGTTCATACGTTCTGGGATATCGGCGTGGGTGACTCAACAGCTATCTGGTTCGTTCGTGAGGTTGGTGAAGAGTTTCATGTCATCGACTACTACGAGAACTCTGGAGAGGGCTTGAGGCACTACATGAAGGTGCTAAAAGACCGAGGCTATGAGTACGGCGAGCACTGGGGGCCGCACGATATTGAAAACCGAGAGTTTGGCTCTGATGCTAAATCACGGAAGGAGCTGGCGCGCGAGGGTTACGAAATCGACGGACAGGTGTATTCGATGAGCTTCAAGGTTGTGCCGAAAGTCGGTGTTGATACCGGTATCGAGTCTGTCCGTGAAATCCTCCCTAAATGCGTCTTTGACGATGAGAAGTGTGCTGAGGGGATATCTCACCTTGAGGGGTACCGAAAAGAGTGGGATGACAAGCGCGGATGCTGGAAAGACAAACCTCTTCACGATCACACGTCACACGGTTCAGATGGTTTCCGCTACTTTGCCGTAGCGAAGAACAACCACAAACAAGTTGGCGCCGTATTCTTCTAAGGAGCTCTCAGTGAGTGAACAAAATAGCGAGGTTGAATTTCTCGTCAATGCCCTCGCTGATGCAGTGGCGATAGGGCGCCAGCGTTCATTGTACGCGGGACAGATGAATGGCAACACGAAGAGAACAAAACTGTGGGACGAGTTTGGCTACCCAGACACCATAAGCTTTGATCTGCTTCTGCGCGCCTATCGTCGAAACTCAGCGGCTTATTCCGGCGTGCATAAAACGTTGGATAACTGCTGGAGCGACTACCCGACAATTATTGATGGCCCACTGGCTGATAAGTCTACCGCCTCTACAGAATGGGAAAAAACGGTAACCAGGCTGCTGAAAAAACATTGGTCAAAAATCAAGGATGCCGATCGGCGCAACCTGGTGGGCCGCTACTCTGCAATCATTCTTCAGCTCAAAGATAGTAGGGAATGGTCAGAGCCAGTGGATACAGCGCTGGTGGCCAAACTTGGCGAAAATGCTTTAGTGAAGATGATCCCTGTTTGGGAATCGCAGATTAAGCCTGGTAACCATGACGTTGACACGCTGTCACCAACCTATGGCCAGCCTGTGAACTACATCTTCAATGAGCAACCTGTAGGTGATGATGGCACCTATGGCAATGTGAGAAGCGTTACGGTTCACCCCAGCAGGGTGATCATCCTCGCCGAAGGTTCAGAAGATGACAACATGTTGTCTGGCATCCCTCTAAACGAGGCTGGTTACAACGATTTGCTGGACATCGAAAAGACCAAGGGAGGAAGCGCCGAGGGGTTCCTGAAGAACGCGAGCCGCCAGCTTGGTATTCATTTCGACGATAAAACCGACATGAAAACCATCGCGCAGCAGGCGAAAGATGCCGGCTATAAAGACCTTGGCGAGGCAATGAATGAAAAGATCAGGAAGCTCAACCAGGGTACGGATTCTGCGTTGGTAACTCAGTCTGGAACATCATCTGTCCTTTCAGTTGCCGCCGCTGACCCTACACCGTCATGGACAGTATCGGCAAATAGCTATGCCTCAACCATCGGCTGCCCGTTCAATATCCTCTTTGGCAAGCAAACCGGGAATCTTGCTTCTACCGAAGACAGGAAGGAATGGGCTAAAAAAGGGAATGGGCGCCGTGGCGGGTGGCTATCCTGGCTGCTAACTGAGGTCATTCAGAGATGGTGTGACGTCGGCGTAGTATCGCAACCAACGAAAGGCGAGATCACCGTCGATTGGTCTGATTTGCTGGCGCCAGGTGATAGCGAGAAGCTCGAGAACATGAGCAAGATGGCAGATGTTGCCTACAAAACCCAGCAAGCGTTCGGCTCGTCTGCTGTTGAACCAAACGAGGTGCGTGCTGCCGGCGAACTGGAGCCAATCGAGGAACCTAGACAGCCAGACCCGACAAAAAAGCAGGTCGGTAAGGATCCGTTGAATGATGACAACACTGAGGCCTAAAGCCGGGACACCGATAATACCGCGCAATAAAGCAGACCCCACCCAATCCTATCGGCAAGTTAACAAAATGTTCCGGGATATCGAGAACCGATATCTGGGGATAAAAACAACGCTTCGGCAACTTTTCGACCAGCGATTAACTGGTCGGGTGCTGGTGGGTAACTCTCAGCGATCGCATGTTCTTTCAGGTGACACCCTATATCAGGTTAACGCCGGTACGTTTGTCTACGACATGAACGCTCAGCAGTTGGCGGCGCTTCTTGAGGTAATACAAACGATCCTTGATGACTACCTGTTAGAGGGTAACGGTCAGGATATTTGGGCGCTGCAGTATATTTCAGATGAGTATCGGCGCGGCACACTCAATGCCTATACGAACCTGTCTGCTCAGTCCGAGGTATATGCTTCACAGACCACGCTAAGCGCGCTTTTGTCCACACCTGCTTATCAGAACCAGGTGGCCGCAGCTTTCGTGTCGACGTACAGCGATTGGAAGGGGATTAGCGATGCAGCGCGCGCTGACCTTGCCAATATCATAGCCGATGCTGTTGTCCGAGGGGTAAACCCGCGTGAAACCATGAGGGTGATAAGCAAACGTCTTGATGTCTCAATGTCCAAGGCAAAGACGATCGCTCAGACCGAGCAGGTTGGTGCCCTGAGAGAGGCTCAGTGGAACGAAACCACATGGGTGCAGGATAGGTTAGGCCTGCGCACCAAGTTGCTGCATTTATCCGCCCTGAAGCCGACTACGCGCGCCTGGCACGCATCGCGCCACGGCAAGATTTACACGGTCGAAGAAGTGCGTGAGTGGTACTCGAAAGACGGCAACAGGTTCAACTGTTACTGCAGCCAGATCCCAGCCGTCGTTGACGAGAAAGACAATGTAGTAAACATCGGGTTGGCTAGACGCTTGGAAGAAGAGAGGAAATCGTGGCAAGTGGAATTCATCAATGTTGCATAAAGGGTGCAAATTAGCACCCGCAACTTTATTTTACTTCAGTGACCATGATTATTGCGATTAGTGGACTAACCTCGTGATTCCCAGTTCCATGGATATTTATGGAGTCATCAATAGCCGCTGACATCACTTCATAATCATCTACAGTTAATGCTTTATCGCTGGGCATCGTAAAATCCCAGTATGTTCCATTACATTCATACGTAATTTTATAAACAGCCATATTAACTCCTTTTATTAATCTCTATTCAGTGAATTAGCGACGTTACTTCCCACTAATTAGTTAGTCAAGAAACCATAACGAGGACACAGCATGAAGCGCAATCGCGTTAACGTGCTGACCGTCGTCAACTCCGCTTCAAATATCACTACCGAAACCATCGACGGGAAACCACATATCGTGGTTCGCGGCATTACGCCCGTTGTTGACGATATCGTGATGAACCGGAAGTTGTACCCGGCAGCAGAAATTGCCAAGGCCTATAACACCCTTGAGCGCAAACCGATGCCGCTGGGGCATCCCAAAATAGACGGAAAGCATGTATCGGCGGGTGATGTCCGCGCGGTGAACAACTATCACGTTGGCGCCTGGCTTCAAGACGTCCAGCACGTCGATGGGAAGGTAAATGGTGATATGTATGTCGACCGCCGCTATGCCGAAGGCAGTGAAAAGGGTAAGCGGCTGGTAAATCGACTGGATGAAATGATCGCTGGGACAAACGTAGAGCCGATCCACATTTCTACCGGGCTTCTTTACTCAGGCATTGCTGCCAACGGCGAATCGAAGGGTAAGAAATACAACGAAATCGCCACAAACATGGTGTTTGACCATGTGGCTGTTTTACTGGATGAGCCTGGCGCCGGAACGCCAAGCGAAGGCGTGGGCATCTTCGTTAACGCCGACGGCAACGATCAAGAGGTCGAAATCGCAAACCTGTCAGAGGGTATCGACTGTACCCGCGAGGGACTGCTGAATAAGACCAAATTCTTCTTCACCAACGCTTCCAACTTCTCTTTTGACGATATCCGCGAAGCGATCAGCAACAAGCTCCGTGAAGGTCGCTCAGATGATTACTGGCCGTGGCCGGAATCTATCTGGCCCGACACCTTCATCTACCGCGATAAGACCAAACTTTTCCGACAGAAATACCTCATCGATGAGGACGGTAAGGCCGTGTTCGTCGGCGAACCTGTAGAAGTCGTGCGCAAACCCACTGAGTACGAGATTAAAACCAACGGAGAGAAAGATCCGATGAAAGAACTGATTATCAATGCGCTGCAAGCCGCTGGTAAGCCGACTGAAGGCAAGTCCGATGCTGAACTGATGGACGCTTACAACCAATTGGCCGCAGAGAAGGCGACAGCCAAAAAAGAAGGCGGGGAAGAAATCGACCCTGCAACCGGCAAGCCTAAGAAGAAAGAGCAGGCAAGCAACAGCGACGAGGCGCCGGCATGGTTTAAACCATTCGCCGACGATCTCGCAGCTGTTAAGTCTGGCCTTATTGCCAACTCAGACAAAGAGAAAGGCGAGATGCGCGCAGCAGTTAAAGCCAAATTCGGCATGAGCGACGTTGCCGTAAACGCGCTGGATGGTGATCCGTTGAAGGAACTGTTTGCCCAGTGCTCAACCTCTATCGGCCTGAACGGCATGCTGCGTCAGGTTAACTCCTCTCAAACTTTCAGCGAAATGCCGGAGTAAAAAATGGCTAAAGACGGGAAACATGTAATTCACGCAGGCGGTATCTTCGCCAATCCACAACTGCATCGTGAAGGTGCCGCGGCCGCCGACACACCCCCTGGCACGATCGGCTTCTTCGATAACACCACGAAGAAATTTACCGCATCGGTAGATGGCAATGAAGCCGCGATCCTTTACGTAGCCAACTATGACTATCTGCGCTGCAAAACCGTAGATGACGTCATTAAGGCTGGTGATTGGGTTGTTGCATTCCATCCAACCCCTGGCGTTTTCTTCAACGTACCTGCTGCTGCTGGCACCTACACCAAAGGCCAGCCACTTTCTATCGTCAATGGCCGGGTTAAGGCCGCAGCAGAAGGCGAGTCAGTCCGCGCATACGTAGAAGAAGATCGCGCATACACCACGGCTGCAGGCGAACTCCTGCGCGTTGTCATTAAGTAAGGAGCACCGCATGTTTTATTTCTCTACCAAAAAGGCCACAGAAACTCGCAACCTTGAGGCAAACATGTCTCAGTTCAACGAGTTGATGCTTGCCCGTAACTCCAGTGCTCAGGCCGTGGCTGATTTCATTGCGCGTACTCGCGTGCGTGGTGATGCTGCAAATGCTCCTGCGTTGGATGCGGTTAACGCTGTAGATGACATCAAACGCCTCTATCGCGCATACGATCAGACGGTGCTGGCAGAGTTTGAGCCGAATACCGAATTTACTCTGTTGAACGACCTGATGCCGCTTTCTCGCTCTGTTCGTCTGGAAGAGTCAGTTTACGAGTATGCCCGCAAGGGTGGTCGTGGTTGGGCTCATACTTCAATGTCTGGGCAGATCGGTGCGGCGCTGGATGCGAAGTCTTACACCTTCGATGGCACCATGGTGCCTATCCACGACAGCGGCTTTAAATTCAACTGGCGTGATCCGGTGTTCAACAAAGGCTCTGCACTATCCTCCCTGGCTGATGCTCAGGCTGGCTCTGTCGATGACGTTCGCCGGCAGTATGTGGACTACATCTGGGAAGGTTTCCGCGACGCGGCCGGCAACTTCATCAAGTTCGACGACAAGACCTGGAAGGGTTTGCGTCATGATGAGCGTGTGGCGCAGGTTACGCTGACAGTTAACTTTGCGACTAGCACCGATCCTAAAGCGATGCGCGCTGCTGCTATCGCTCTGCGTGACGTGCTGAAGTTGCAAAACTATCAATACTGCCAACAGACCTGGTACGTATCAAGCGAAATCATGTCGAACTGGGAGCAGTATTTTGACGTTAATGCTCTGCGCACAGTTCTGGAAGAGCTGAAGAAGTTGGCCGGCATCTCCGACATCAAAGAGGACGCCGAGCTTTCTGGTAACGAAATCGTGATTATCCCTCTCGCTGCTGGCGTTATTGCTCCGATCGTAGGCCAGGCGTTCGGCACCGTTGCCGATCCTCGTCAGTTCTACAACAGCGATTACGTATGGCGTACCTGGGGTGCCGCCGGCCTGATGGTCAAGCAAGACATCAACGGCCACTTCTCTGTAATCCACGCATCCAGCTAAGGAAAAATCATGGCACTCGTAAAAGTTTTGGTAGCAAACCTCTTTGCCGGTGCCAACTTCCAAAAACTGGAAGTTGGTAAAGTCTACGAAGTAGATGACGCGGTTGCAGGTAAGTGGATTGCTGATGGTAAGGCGGAGCAGTCAGCAGAAAAGAAAGGCGAGAAGCTGGCATTAGAAGTGGCCAAATCGACCGCCCCAGCCAGCGCCGGTGCATCCGAGATTCAGACAAAGTTGGACGACGCACTTGAGCAACTGAAGCAGGCCCAGGCAGCTGCAGAGGCGAAGGATAAGGAACATGCCGACGCACTTGAGCAACTGAAGCAGGCCCAGGTAGCGGAACTGGCAGCAGAGAAACAGCGCGCTGATACAGCAGAAGCAGCGCTGGCAGCAGCGACCAAGAAGGACAAGTAATCATGGAGGCGCAGATAACAGCGGCGCAGGTTAAACAGCAGTTGTCTGCGCTGGGTTACTCCATTCCTGACTTCATGATCGATGCCTACCTATGCAAACTGGAAGGCATTCGTCAGTGCCTGGAGGCGTCTGGCTACGACGATTGCGATCTGATGCTGATACAGGTCTATGCCGTCACCCTCATGGCGATAACGGCCTTCAGCCAGCGTATCAAGTCACAGTCAGCGCCTTCAGGGGCGTCGCGGTCGTTTGATTACAGCGGCGACATCAAAACCATGAGGAACACACTGGCAGCGTTGGATACCGCCGGTTGCACTGCCAGTCTGCCTATCGACGTCGGCACCAGCGTGGGGTTCTTTGACGTTGTGGGAGGTTGCTAATGCAGGAAGAGCGAAAAAGCGATGAGGAGAAACCTGATTGCGAAAAATGCCCCAACTGCCCCGGTTGTCCTGACCAATATGAGGACTATCTCTCATGAGCGCTGCGGCTAACTGGAGTTATACGGCGGTCGCTACGGTCTGGAAGAAGCTTAGCGTGGATGAGTACGGTAAATCTGTCTTCGCTGCTCCCATCCAGATCATGTGCGATTACGGCGGTGATGCGACTGCGAGGCTTGGCGATATCGGGCTTGAGTTTGTCGTAAAAAACACGCACTGGACTGAGTATGCGGATGCACGCCAAGGTGACTATATCCTGATCGGTGTTTCATCTAAACCAGACCCGAAAAAGGTTGATGGTGCTGATGAGGTTCGCCATATCATCCGGTACGCCGATACATTCGACCGCATCGCCGATGACTACGCGATTATCACGGGGGGTTGATATGGGCGTGAAGGTTAAAGGTATACGGGAGGCGCAGGCCAATCTTGATAGGTTAATCGGGGATATCAAGGGAAGGAGGGTTGTCAGGGCTATGCAGTCGGCGCTGCTTATAGGTGGTTCCCAGGCTGCTTTATACACCCCTATCGACACATCGACGCTGCTCAATAGCCAGTACCGCGATATTTCCGTGAATGGCTCCCGGATCACGGGACGCGTTGGCTACTCGGCAAATTACGCTGTCTACGTTCACGATCCGAATATCCCCCAGAAATTCCGGCGCGCCACTGCTCAAAAAGAGTTCCTTACCAAAGGGTTTGAGGATACCAAGGCGCAGATTGACAGGGCGATCAAGAAGGAGATGCAGCTATGACGCCAGCCATGCATCGCCGCGTTCGCGATTACTTTGTTGATGCCGGGCTGACCTCCGGCTTCACTACGCAGATGCTGCGCTGGAGGGATACCGGAAAGGGCGAAGATAAATTCATAGTCTTTCGTCCAAACGGTGGTAGCCCAGTTCGCAACGATCTAGCCAGCGAATATCTGGTGCTGGTCGACGTAATTGGCGCCATAGGAGAGGATGAGGCGGTCGACAATGCTGTTCAGGCGATTATCAACCACATCCAGAACAACCCCATGCCTAATGACTGCATCGGCCATATTGAGAACGTCGGCGGCATCCCATCCCCAGTTTCCACAACTGAAGGGCGATTAGTCTATCGCCTGCAATTCGCTTGCCTGTACGGCGAGTAATCAATAATCAAAGAGGTAAGCAATATGCAAGGTTGCTCCACTGACAACAGCAAGTTGTTCGGTCGTGGCATTGTGCTTGAGGTGGCTTTGGGCTGCCCTGATACAGTGCCAGCAGAAAGCGAATGGCAGTCGCTGATCGCCGGTACTTCCAAAGGCTTCGACTTTAGCCCGAATACCGTAACTTCGGATGCAGATGACACCAAGGGTTATGTTGAAAACCTGGTCACTAACTCAGACTTTACCCTGAGCTTTGAAGGCGAAGTGCGTAAGCGCGATAAGCTGGATCAGTTCGGCGTGGCGAAGTTCGTTAAGTATTACAACGACGAAATTCAGGCTGGTCGCCAGCCCACTTTGTGGGTGCGTGAAGAGTATGGCCCGATCACCTTCATCGGGTACATGGTTATCACCGCGCTGAGTTCTGACGGCGGCACTAACGACATCGTTACGCTGTCTACAGAGTTCAAAGTGGCTGACTCCGATACCATCCAGGTTATCTACACTCCGATTGATGTTGCTGTGACAGGCGTAACCATTTCCCCAACCAGCGGCACGGTCGCCGCCGGCGCGACAACCACTTTTAACGTGACCATTGCGCCTGCTAACGCGACAGATAAGACATTCACTCTGGTTTCGTCTGTACCGGCGCGGGCAACTGCAACGGCTAACGGTTTGGTTGTCACCGTATCAGCACCTTCTGGTGCCACAGCAGGCACAGCAAACATCACTGTAAAAACCAACGACGGGGCTTTTACGGCTGTATACGCAGCTACTGTCACCGCGTGACTATCACAAAGGGCGTTCTCGCGCCCTTGATGATAATTATTCGAGGCAACCATGACTCCATTAACTGAAATTGGCGAGATGCTCATATCAGACGCCAGCCGCGACTACTTCTTCAGGCCATCATTCGGAAACATGTCGCGTATAGGCTCTCCAGCGGAGATTGTAGAGCGCTTTGCTGAACTCCATACCAGTGAGGCGCCGAGATTGCTTTCTGCTGCTGTGGCAGCGTATGGCGATATTCCAGGGTGGTTGCTTGCCTATATCAACTCACCATCGTTTAGCAGCTCAGCTATCTTTGCCGGCATGATCGTAATGCAGGCCTGCTGTGATGACGATATCAGCACGCTGGTGGGTGAGCTACGGCCAAGTAAACGAGGGAGAAGGGCGTTCGTGTTTCGTCGTGGCAGTTTGCCGGCGAGCGACATCATCATCCTCGGGCAGTCGCTGATCACTCACGGCATCATCGGAAAAGCCAAGGTTCGCCGTCTCCAGCGGCATGAGACAAACAGTTTTGTCAGTGAGTTCAGCGCATTCGAGTACATCAGTGCTGCTCGTAATCACTTCAGCATGCCGCGCGCTGAGGCTGAGCAACTGACCATGACGGAATTTCAGCTGCTGATTAACGCTAAGTATCCAGATCAGAAAGGGTTCACCGCTGAAGAGTACGATGCTGTCGCGGATGAGTACATGAAGAAGAAGGCACGACGTCTGGCTAAGGCCGCGTAGAAGCGCTGGCAGGCGATGATGGGTAAAGGAAAGTAGCCCACTTATGTGGGCTTTTTATTTGGATTATATGAAGGCCGTTTATCGAAAGGCTCTTCCGTCTGAGGGGGTAGTGACTTCTCAGCCTTTTCGAGAGCATCCCTAATAATCGACAAGTTCCGCCTTACTCCATCAAATCGCTGCTCTTCGCTTATTCGAGTGGACATGGCAAGAACTCTGTTTTGTTCCAGCAGCTTCGTCATGTTTTCAGTGAGGGCCCTTACTTGTGATTCTAACTTCTTGTTTTCCATGATGGTGTCAAAAACTAAGTCATGTAGACCATCAATACTATTAACCCGACTTTTAAGCGCACCCTCTAGTTTAAGGGTCAGCTCAATCCTACGCAGCATCTCTTGCTGAAGGCTTCTTCCCGCTTCAGTAGCCTTTTCCTCTAGCTGTTCACGAATCTCGGCAGGCATTCTGAATGGGTAAGGAGAGTATTGCTTGGACATGATTCCGGCCTGTTAAGATAGAAATAGATACATCATAATTTATCCTGTGAGATTGACAACGATACAAAATGGATCATAATCTGGATATGGCCTAAAACAATAATGTATCTTTATGTATCTATGGTGGGTTATGAAAGAGCAAAAGCAAGTAAATCCGTATCCGGTAAGGATGCCGGCAGAAGTGAAAGATTGGATGAGCATTCAAGCAAAGGCTGCCGGAAGGTCATTAAACAGCGAAATAGTCAGGGTTCTTACTGAGAGGATGAATCGGTCGATTGGGCGGGCAAAAAGTGCGTAACCAAAAAGGCGAAACCCGGCAGTGAGCGAACACTAACCGGGTTTCTGTGTCGGAAACTTTGAGAGAAACCAACATGAAAAGTATAGCCAATTCAGAACTTAATTTCCACGGCATTAATCTGTCACCCGTTCCGCAGATGAACGATATCTGGTTGACCTCTGCCGACTTGGCGAAGGCGCTTGGCTACGCCTCAAGCAAGAGCGTATCAACAATTTACTCACGCAATTCCGATGAATTTACAGGCAGCATGTCAATGGTCATCAAAATGATGACTAATGGAATAAACAATAACTTACGTGAAAAAAGCGTCCGTGTGTTCTCTCTTCGCGGTTGTCATCTGATCGCTATGTTCGCCACTACGGATAAAGCCAAAGAGTTCCGTCACTGGGTTCTGAATATTCTGGATCGCGAAGTCGAACACTCGCCAATCGCCAAGCAGTTCACTGATGAAGAGCTGATCAGTCTTTCGTACATGTGGATTTGGATGGACAAGGGGCAGCGGGTGAGCAGAGCGATCTACCCGGCTATGAAGCAGATCGGTTCGACATATTCCGGGTATTTCTACGACCTGGGCCATGAGATGCGACACCTGATTGAAAAGACGCGTGAAACGTTGATACGTGAAACGGCCAATATTGATATGAACAGTTTCCATGCTCGTCACGCGGCACCAATGTTGGACAGACTGAATGGAAAAGGGGAGTTGCACTGACAGGCGCATAGGATGGCGCAAAAAGAAAACCGCCAGTGTGGAGCTGGCGGCTATGTCTACTAACGTATAGGAACGTCTAATGACTAAGTTGACTTTAGCAAATAATGGTGGATCTGTCACGAAAATGTCTCACCATGAGATAGCCAAATTGACGGGGAAGAAACCCGCCCACGTGGTTCGTGATATTGAAAACATGCTTGAGGCTCTTGGGATGGATTATCCAGAAATGGATGATTATGATTCCAAAGAGTTTTCTATCAAAAGAAAGGTGTACAACGGCCGGGTTGTCATTGATGAGATATGGCTAGACCATGATTTGACTATGACACTTATGACCGGATACAGCATCCCGCTGCGACACAAGGTCGCTAAGCGGTGGCGCCAACTGGAAACCGGCGAGGCGCTGCCAACCAAGAGTAACAGCGGTCTGCCTGAATACCGACGCGCCCGCACATTGAAGATGACCGTCGAAGCTGTCACGAACCTGTTTGACCTGATGCCTCACTTGGCACCTGAAGCGAAGCAGGTAGCTGCTGCCAGCCTCATCAATCCGGTGGCCGGTTTCGATGCTATCCCGCTGCCGGTTATGGAAGAGAGCCACTACACGGCGGGAGAGGTGGGGAAAATGCTGGAGGTTTCGGCGAACAAAATCGGCCGCATCGCCAACAAGCACAACCTTAAAACCGAAGAGTTCGGCAAGTCCTTCCTGGACAAGTCGGCGCACTCGGCTAAGCAAGTTGAGGCGTTCCGATACAACGCCAACGGTGTCGAGGCTCTGCGCCACCTGATCCACGGCGCTGACGTCGCATAAAACAACAGAGTGACTTGTAGTCACCTTGTTCTAAAAAACCCGCTTAGCTGCGGGTTTTTTCGTTGCCAGCAGCTCGCCATCTGCTACGATTCCCCTATCTTTGATTGATGGGCAAGGAAGAATGAAAAAGATATTAATACTGGCAATTGCCACTATGTCGTTGACTGCATGCAAGCCTGGAGAACAAAAAGCCATTGAGCTTGCGCAGAAGGAAGTAGCAGCAGATCTGAAAGACCCGGATAGTGCAAAGTTCAGATACACGCGCGTTGTAAAAACGCAAGAGAATGATGATGGTACGCTTCTGGCATTGGTATGCGGTCAGGTTAACGCTAAAAACGGCTTTGGAGCTTATGCGGGATTTCACTCATTCATGATTGATTTAAGCATGAAAGAAAAGGGATTCTTTAGTAAAGCCGTCACTTACAAAGTAGGAAATAAGAGAATATCAACGGAAGACGATAAAAGCGATATTGTTGGCTACACAGCATTGTGTGGCGAAGACGCCTAAACTAATCGAATGATATAAACCTCGCTACGGCGAGGTTTTTTATTGCCTGGAGAAAAGTGAATGTCAGAACAGGACGGCGGAACCCTTGTTTACCAAGTAGATATAGAAACTGCAAAGCTAATTACAGGAAGCCGACGAGCTTCTGTAGTTTTGGAGCAGTTAAATAAAAATGCTAGAGGTGCAAGCTCAGGTTTAGATGGTGTTGATGCATCAGGTAAAAAGGCCTCAGGCTCACTTGGTAATGTTGCATCAAATGCAGAAAAAGCAGGTGGTGGATTTTTAAATGCAAGTCGTAGTGCTGATAGTTTAGGCGGTGGTTTAAACAAATTAACATCTTTGATTAGGGGATATATCACCATTCAGGCAGCTATGAAGTTAATAAAAATAGCTGATGATATGACAATGTTAGAGGCTAGAGTTCGTAGGCTTAGCTCAAGTACAGAAGAAGCCACTATAACTATGGCCTCTCTTTCTGCCATTGCAGCAAACACAGGGAGCAGCCTTGCAAGCACAGAAAAACTATGGGAAACACTTACATCAAGCCTTAAAGAGGCTGGAGCATCAAATCTACAAGTATTGAGATTGACTGATACGCTTCAGAAAATAGGTGTGGTAGGTGGTTCTTCCGCAGAAGAAATGTCCAATGCGCTACGCCAGTTTGGTCAATCAATAGCTGGTGGTATCGTGAGGGCTGAGGAGTTTAACTCTGTACTAGAAAACATGCCTGAACTCGCAAGACAGATTGCTGCTGGACTCGGTCTTTCTATGGGTGAGCTTCGTAAGCGCATGTTAGATGGTAAGCTGACGGCTGAAGATGCTTTGAATGCTATTCAGAAGCGCTCACAATCGGTAAATGCAGAATTTGATAAAATGCCAGTTACAGTTGAGAGAGCAAAAAACAGTCTCGACGTGGCTTTCAAAAATGTGATTGGCGATCTTAATGAGTCAATACAGTTAACACAGACCTTGGCTGGTCTAATGCAGTCAGTGGCAAATAACCTTAATTTCTATAATAGAAATGTCGGTGATTCTGCCAGAATGCCAAAACTTATTGAATTACAGAAAAAATACAATGAGGAATTAAAAAACGGTCAGCAATGGTATGAAACTGACAGTGTTTATCAACAAAGAAGGGGGCAGGCTGCTTTCGAGCTTAAACGTGTGGAGCAGGAGATAGCGCACATTCGAGCAAAATCTGCGAGGGATTCAGAAAATGCAAGTAAACCAATCGAGATAAATTCTGGCTCCAACCCTAAACAAGATGAATTAATCAAGAAGTCAGAACGCAGGCTCGCTCTTTCTAAACTTGAGGGTGAAGCAAGGGCTAGGCTCGAAGCTCAATATGCAGCTGAGGATGCCGGTTTCAAAAAGGATGACCCCCGTACCAAGCGCATGGAAGATGAGGCCGCGGCAACATACAGTAATCTTGAAGCGCAAAAAAAACTCAAATCTGAGACCAAGTCTGGCGTTGCAGCAGCAGAGAGTGCTGCTCAAAAGGTAGAGAATCTTAGGCAAAAATCTGAGCTTGCTGCTAGTTCCACGAAGGAGTTTAGCCGAGAGCAGGCGATCCTGACCGCACAGCAATCACTCGGTAAAGGCGCGACGCAAGAACAGGTAGCGCTGGCCGGGGAATATGCCGCAAAAGCATGGGATGCGGCCGCCGCAGCCAAAGGCGTCACTGAGGCGATCAAGGCTATGCCTGAGAAGGCAGAGAATAAATCCTATGCCGAATCCATGCAGAACCTGAAAGCTGCGCTGGATGCAGGGAAGATTGACCTTCAGGAGTACAACACCGCCACCGAGAAAATGGCGCTGGAGCATCAGAACAACTTAGCGAAGATTAACGCTCAGGCTGTAGTTAACCCTGTTGCATCTGCACGAGCTGAAGTTGATCCGGTTCAGCAGTTGGCGAATGAGAATGCTCAGAAGCTGGCCCTGATGCAGCAGTATCAACAGCAGGAGCAGGCGATACTGCAGCAGAGTTACCAGCAGGGAAAAATCAGCTATGACCAATTCATCTTGGCTAAACAGGCCACGGATGATCAGTACCTGGCTTTGCGCACTGCCCAGGAGAAGCAATACCAGGAGCAGCAGACGGCGGCGCAATGGCAGCTGTTGAGCCAGCAGAGCCTTGGTTACGACATGCTGACGAGTGCTGTTGATTCTTTCTCTGGTAATGCCTCCAACGCTATTACTGGGCTGCTTACCGGCACCATGTCGGCACAAGAGGCGATGAGGTCTCTTGGCAACACCATCCTGAATAGTGTGATAAACAGCATCGTTCAGGTGGGTGTGGAGGCGTTGAAAAACTACATCCTCGGCCAGACTCTTGGCGCCGCCTCCGTGGCGTCATCTGTGGGTATGGCTGCAACAACGGCTTCTGCCTGGGCGCCGGCGGCCGCAATGGCATCACTGGCAACTCTTGGCGCTAACGCAGCTCCAGCGGCAGCAGGGATAACCTCAACCGTGGGATTGGCTGGTGGGCTGGCTTTGGCTGGAGCGCGTTATAACGGCGGCCCTGTAAGCGCTGGCGCGATGTACCAGGTAGGTGAGCGAGGCAAGCCAGAGATTTACCAGGCGAGCACTGGTAAGCAGTACATGATCCCCGGTGACAACGGCAAGGTGATTAGCAACAAGCAGATGACCGGCGGCGGCAGTGCGGCGCCAACCATCATTATAGAAAACTACTCATCCGGCGCTGGTGTAATGGATACCCAGGCTAGCAAAGGGGCTGATGGTGCCGATGTGGTGCGCATCGTGCTGGCGGATCTGCAGCAAGGTGGGCAAATCAGCCAGGGCATATCCCAGTATCATCAGGCTCCTCGCAAAGCCACTGAATAGCAGCATTCAAACCTCCATAACCCGCTTCGGCGGGTTTTTTATTACCGGGAGAAAACCGTGGCAATACCCTATCCCGACTGGCTATCACTTCCCCAGAAGGCCAACAAGAGCCGCACGATTGATGCCGGGTTCCGCACCGATCAGCCGGCAGTGGGCGCGCCTATCTTTCGGCGCCTGACAGATGACCTCAAAACCACCTGGTCGCTGACGTGGATTTTCACGCTACAGGAGGATCGGGCATTCGAGCAGTGGTATCGCAGCCCTCGTTACCTGGATAACGGCAATCAGTGGTTCACGATGCTGTGCAATCTGGGGGGCTCTGGCCTGCAACTGCAGGAACTGCATTTTGTGGCACCGCCGGTGCAAACGAGCATCAACGGCAACACGACGACGTGGACGGCGAGCGTAATCACCCGGAAGGTCTACAACCAGGATGACGAGTTCTCAGACGTCATTGTTGAGCTTCCGCCGTATCAGTGGGGGATCATTGATGAAGTGGTCAACCGAGACATGCCGGAGTATTGAATGCCTACATTACGAGAATTTCAGTCACAGCGGCCCAACAGGATCATCTACGACACGATGACGTTTAGCCATCCGTCATTTGGCGTTCTACGGCTGGTGGCTAACCAGATATACCCAAAGACGTTCGCCGGCCAGGTGTTTTCACCGTGTCGAATGGAGGTCGCAGAGAGCCAGCAGAGCAGTACGCCGGTGATCAACTCAACGGTGAAATTCGGGCGCCTGGCACAGGACTTTAAGCAGCAGCTGAAGCTGTGGCGTGCGCACTCACGCATAACGCCTATCTCTGCCACGTATCAGCGTTTCGATGCGGCGGACATGAACACGCCGCTGAAGTCTTGGACGCTGTATGTGAAAGATGCCTCTCTTGATGAGGCTGACGTAACGTGCTCGCTCACGCTGCAGAACCCGCTAAACAACAACATCGGCTTTCTCTACAACACCACTGAATTTCCAGGGCTCGCCAATGCATAAACCTGACTTCATTCACGCCATGGATGGTAAGCCATGGCGCGATCGAGCGTGCTCGTTCGACGCGGCTGATTGCTGGGGGCTGGTGGTGCTGTATTACCGGCATGTGCTCGGCATAGAGATACACCAAACGCCGGACTACGAAGCTGGCAGCGACTTCCTGACGTGTTTTTCCGGTGATGTCGTGTTCTGGCATCAGGCCGAGAAAGCGGCCGACAGTAGCATTTTTATCGCGTATTACGGCGGTCAGCCAGCCCACGTTGGTTTAGTCATCGATGGGCAAGCATTCCATAGCCGCGGCGAAGCGGGGCATGTGCGCTTTGACAAACTGCGGACGCTGGAGCGAGTTTTCACCAAATTGGAGTTTTACGACTATGCCGTTGATCGAAGTTCAGCGCGTGCCGGGGTTGCCTAAAGAACGTCATAACCTTCCCGCCGGCAGCATGTTCTATCCCTGGCTGAAATCGGCCAATCTTCACTGTGATGTTGAAATTCTGCGTAATGGCGTAAAGCTGCAGCCTGATGATGAGCTGAATTTCCTACTCATTGATGGCGACGTGATCAGCGTCTTCGACCAGCCGAAAAGCGGCACCATTGGCAAAGTGCTAAGCCCGATTTTCGCACCGATAAAGTTTGTTCAAAAAATCCTGACGTCATTGCTCGGCCAGCCAAGCGCAGGCGTGGCGACAAGCAGCAACGCAAAGACCTCCCCGAACAACAGCCTGAAAGGGCAAACCAACATTGCGCGAAACGGTGAGGCAAAGCCGGACAACTACGGCCAGGTGCGCGCGTACCCTGACCTGATTCAGGAGTCGCTGTTTGAGTACGACAAGAACATCAAGAAGGTGACCGAGTGGATGAACTTCGGGCTGGGCCGGTATGACGTCACGTCAGTCAGGTACTCAGAATCGAACCTCGGCGCGCTGGCTGGCGCCTCATACCGTATCTACCAGCCAGGCGAGAACATCCCGCTGATCAATGAGGGATTCGCTTTCGACGACATCGACGGCCAGGAGCTTCCTGGGCCGAACGAGAGCGGTGATTTCCCAGCAGAAACGGCGACGACGACCACCGACATGGTTTCAGGCGAGTTCATCGCCGGACAGGCAAAGGTGAAAATCAAGCAGAACAGCGACTTTGATTACTTCTATGACCTGTCTAAGCCTCATTCTGTGTCGTTTGTGGTCAATGTCACCTACAACACAGTATCAGGCCCAATAACACGCGATATCACTGTATTTGCCGATCTCTTCAGTGCTACGACAACCGACGATGGCGCCCCAGTTAATCCGCAGTATTTCTACGAATTCACCTTCATAAACCTGGGGGGCAATGATATTGGGCAGATCCCCGATGATGCGGTGATCAACACGTCGATATTCACGCTAAACGACAATGAACCGTTGGTAATCGGCCCGTCATTTTCACCAGTAGAGGGGACTCAGCTATGGATTCATCTGCAGGCGCAACTGGGGCATGGTGACTATGCTCGAACAACGGTCACATGGTGGAAGATTGACGATGACAACAACCAGATACCAGGTACTACAGAGTTTCTAAACATCGGACTTAACAATGATGACGAGAATGCAGATACCAAGTACGGGACAACCAAAATCACGCCGGCAGCCGGTTATGGTCGTTATGCGCTTCAGTTTGTCAGAACCAACAACAGTAACGATCACTCGATCCTGAAGGTTGAAGCTGTACATATCGTCAGGACGCGTACCAATGTTGTTTATCCGAATGACACGCTCGTAACCGTCACTGTCACTGCGACAGAACGAGCGACCAGTGCAAGGGAGCGAAAATATAACGCTCTAATCACCCGCCACGTCATCGGCTACAACCTGGCAACACAGACAGTCGATTACACAGAAAGACCTTCACGCTCGTTTGCAGATGCTGTATTGCACACCTGGCTAAAAATTGGCGGACAGCCGGAGTCGAGCATCGACATCTACGAGCTTTACTCTATCGCCGCATCGTTGCCAGATCAGCGGCTGGGCTATTTCGATTACACCTTCGATGACGAAGATATCTCGCTGGGCTCTCGGATTCAGACGATCTGTGATGCGGCGACCGTAACCGCGTTTTGGGATGGCGGGGTGTTGTCTTTCACTCGCGATGAACGGAAGCCAAGCGCAACAACGGTGTTCAACCGCGCCAACATGAAAGCGGAGGATTACAGCCTTTCCTACGACATGACACTACCCGGTGGTTTTGATGGGGTAGAGGTCAAGTATCGAAACCCGGTCACGAATAAGCAGGCATTCATCCGCTACCGGATCGTCGGCAACTCGATTGAAGAGGGGGAACCGGTAAAGGCGAAGAAGTTCGACATGCTGTTTATCCGCAATTCTTTCCAGGCACGGGATCGGGCATTGAAAGAAGTTCGCCGGCTGCTGTATTCACGCCAAACGATGGCTATCCGCGCGCTTGCCGATGGTGAATGGGTGAACGTCGGCCAGATGGTGCAGGTAGCCGATATCTACGACGCGAACCAGCAGGATGGCTATATCGTTGCGCGAAACAGCAACAACTTCGACACAAGCGAACGCATCGAGTGGGCTGGGGATATGTTTGTCGTCATCACTGATGCAAGTGGCACTCCAACGGCGCGCGTTCAGGCACACCCCCGCAGCGATACGACATTCGGTTTTACCGCTGCAGTGCCAGCAATAAACCTCAACATATTTGACGGCTACAACGTCCAGTCGCCGTCTCGCTACGTTATTGCCACGCAAATGGAGATGGATGCCACTAAGTGGACGATCACAGAAAAGAAACCGAATGGCGACGGGACTACCTCGTTAACCATGTCTGAATACAACGATGAAATGTATAATTACGAGGTTACAGCGTAAATGACCACACCAACGAATAAGCCAATCCCAAGCGAGGACGTAAGGGATTTAAAGTTCAACTCTGGAAAGGTTGATGAAATTGTCAACTCAAACAATAAAACGTATACCGATAGGTTTGGTGTAAAGCGTTATACCTGGGCAGGCGCATTAGCTAATATCGCTCCTCTTGGTCATCCGTGGACGATTTCAGAAGCTAATGCGGCAATCTCATCTGGCGAAATACCCAATGGGGCATATTACTTCGTTTGGTCAGATGATAATCACAGTATCGCTGATGTTTGGCAAAACGTGAATGGAGTAGGCACAAAAACAGACAAAAGCTATCCATCCAGTGAGTTTCTTTACGATATTAGTGAAGAAGTATCAAACGCATTAGTTGAATTTAAAAACAGGGTGAGCATGGTGCCGAATGATCTGGCTGGTATTGACAGTAATATTGCTGCTGGTGTGCTTTTTCAGGATGGTTCATTTGCTCCATTGATGCTTGATGATGGTCATCATGTCTTTGCTGATAAAGATGGGAAGATGCAACGTGTTGCTGCTGATTCAGATCTGGTGGTAAAACCGTATTTCGAATCAAAACCCTTCATCCTTCCTGATGGCGCTGTATGTACTAAAATTGTCGTTGATACAGAGGACTATATTGTTGAAGCATGGACTGAAGACGGTGGATATTATTTTGCCACGCCGGACGGCCTAAAGCGCGTAGGCGATTTAAAACCAGCCGCCCAGCAGATAAAACAAGCGACCGCAGCCAGTGATACAGTTATGAACTACGGCGCGACGCGCATTTCTGTTTCCGATGATCAGCTTCCTGTGATGTATATCCTGCCGACGTTCGGCCAGTCATTGGCGCAAGGCTGGAGCACTTACGCTGATGACGTCTTGATCGCGACAACTCAGCTCTATCCAGACAATGCCTGGATGTTCAAATCAGACCGAGGTGCCGGTAAGGAGAACCCGAATCGCGGCCCTGCATTGATTGATGAAATTGTGCCGCTGAAAGATACCGTGAACGGTGGTTGGAAAGAGACTGCTTGCTCATCTTCGGCTGCGCATATTATCAGTGAAGTTGAAAAGCTGACGGGTAAGCGCATTCATATCTTGCGCTATGTTGCAGCTGAGGGGGGCAAGGCATACCGGAATCTAACAAAAGGGACGTTTTCTTGGTCTACCCTGGTGCAGGGGTTAATCGATGCTAAGCGCATCTGTGAACGCATGGGATTTAAGCCGGTGGTGTTAGGGCTTGATGTGAAAGCTGGCGAGACGGATATCGATGGCACACCTGGCATGTACGCCGATTTGTATACCCGATTTCTAAGGAACTTAGACAGGAACTATAATGCCGAAGTGAAGCGTATATTCGGCGGGGATCATCCTGACGTCCCTGTCTTTGTTGAGCAGTGCAGCTGGTGGCCGTATACCGAGTGGGATATTAAAAACGTTCGACAAGGGCAGTTGAGTGCGGACGGCTTTGGTAACATTCGATTCACTGGCCCAGGTTATCAATACCCGCACCCCGGCGATATTATTCACATTAACTCGAAGGGGCAAAATATGCGAGGCGTATCACTCGCGCGTGCAGTGGCTTTCGAGTGCTTTGGTACAGGGTTCATTCCTGTTAAACCGATGGATGTCTATTGGTCTGGTACAAACACTATCGATATTATCTGTTCTTCATCGGTAGAGATTATCAAAGATGTATCTGATGGGATTGTTAGTTCTGTTGGTCTCGGTACTGGTGGTGGATTTGGTATCCGTGCACGTGACGGTTCTATTATTAACATCACTGATGCCACCCCATTCGGTAAGATTGGGATCCGTTTGACCGTGGACAATCCAACGAATACGCGTAATGTGCAAATTAGCTATGCGCAACGTCGCACAGGTAGCAATAACCAGTCTGGGCCAATTGATGGCGCTCGCGGATTGTTCCGCACAAAGGATGGAATTACTAACCTCTATACCGGCGAAATTGAATATCAGTGGCTGCCTTCTTTCATTCGGGAGTTAAATTAATGTCTTATTCTATGGTTGTATTAAATACCGATCACAAGAAGAACAATCCAAACCTGCCAAAGCTTGATATTTCTAAACAAGAGATAGAAATCCTTCAGCTTAATCCATCCACTTGGATTGAAGCAAAAAGCGGAGTTACGAGCAGCGCTGGCGATGTTTCATCGGTTCAGGACAAAACCGGTAAGGCTATTTGGGCGCCGATATCGCCTATGAAACCGCGTATTATTACTGCTGGGAAAAGTTTTGCTTTGCGGTTTGGTCGTGCGGCATCTAACTCTGGCGCATTAATCGCAAACAATGCTTACGAGACATTCCCGATTGACGGTGTCTATTCAACATTTATTCTGTACCGCATCCCATTGCCAAACACTGAAGGATATACAGGAACAGGTGGCAATATCTGCGGGAACTATACTGCTCCGCCTGACTGGTTGCGTGTGCGGTTCGGGAACGATTCATTCCAGACTGACATTGTGTGGATCAACCACGGAGACACCGCAGCCAGCGTTCCGAGCAACTATCCGATCAACACAACAATTCCAGGATTTCGTGATAACCAGTGGCATATTGCAGCCATTGAGGTTACGAACAAAGTACACCGCTGGGAGCATGACGGATCGCTACTGCAGCAGCAAAACTTCGAAGCAAAAGGGTTTGCTACCGCTGATTCAAGACGACTTGTTATTGGTGGTGCAGGTAACCCATTGAGCCACGGTTTCCAGGGGGATATTGCTGCTCAGATTGTTATCCCTGGGCCATTGGCAGTTAGCGCCAAGCAGACGCTCTATGATCGTTTCAACTCGTTAAAGGCTGAACTGCAATCGTAAGCGGTCGCTGGGAGGGAATCCGGCTATTTGTAAAGCGTGGCAAAGTCGAATGCGAGCGCCGCATCAACGGCTTTGCCCTCTGTTTCGAATGGCGTTTCTGAGACGAGCGGCCAGCGCCCCTTGTGCCAAACATAGAGCCAGTGCTGCTGCTCCTCGTCTTCGCGTATCGCGAACATCGGAGGGCTGTTCTGCTGCGGTTCTGGGTATCTGTCGTTTTCGTTGAGAATGAAGATCTGCCGGCCGGCGAGGGTGATGCTTCCCATTTGACTGCTCCGCTGGTGGGTGTGCAGTAATGGTAGCTGGTGGTGGGATTGATGGGTAGGGATGGTGTCATATTGGTGACGTCACTACGGTGCCATTAAGGCGTCACTAATATGTCATCACTTGCCGATTCGTGTCACTGTGAATGCAGAACGGCCTTTAATTACAATATGTTAATCTTTATGTCACTTTCTTCTAAGCCGTAGGTCATAGGTTCGAATCCTATAGGGCGTGCCATTAAGTATCAATGAGTTACGCCTTTCATCCCGTCTTTCCAATTTCATCATGGGACAGATTTGGGACTA